AAGTTTCTGCTGCTGCGCAATGGTTGAAGGATTAGAAAGCTTTAAAGTAAAATCTATTAGATCTTCTCCATCAAATCCGTTGGCAAATAGGTGGACAGCAGCGATCTTATTGAGCTCAGATATCACAACTCTTTGAACTTTATTAATTGTTCTAGAAAATCGAATATCTTCTTGAGCTAGTGTAGCCTTGGAGCTGAGCATTTCATCATATCCCAGGTACGCCTTCGGGACTTTAAGTGCAGCAAAAAGCTTTTTCTGTATGTATTCCACATCCTCAATAGCGGTTGTATTTTGGCCTCCGGCCAAAGTATCGATCTTTGTACCATCTACACCGCCACGCACAGGAAGAAAATAATCTTCATCAACAGAAAGCGGGTTATACCTCAAGTCTACCCGTCCGGTTTTTTTATCGACCACCTGCGAACTTCGAAGAGCCGACTTTGCTTGCTGCATGTAGTTTTCAATCTCTTCGGGAGGGACATTACCGACGTCAATATAAAAAACTCTTCGCTCAGGTGATCTAATGACCCGATAAACAAGCATAGCATCTTCAATAAGAATTAACTGACGCCAAATTCTGCGGGCAGGTTCAATTACTGAAGATCCATACGGGAGAAAGGCATCATTCCCTAAAAGCCTAAAATGTGCTATCTGCCAATTTTCAAGAATCTTATTTCCTTGTGTAACCCACCGGAAGCGAACTGCCATTGGATCATCAGGATCAAATCCTTCTTCGCGCTCTATCTCATTGACTGGAATTGGAATGCCGCTCATGACTCCATACTCAGGCGATATGTCCAAAAACAAAAAGAAATCACCGTACTTACAAAGATTTCTTGTCCACGGATTAAGATTAAAGTCTATGTTGAGATTGTCATAAAAAAGCTCTTCTAGAACTTTTCTAATCTTGTCATTTTCAGAATATATGTGAAGGCATCTTCCCACTTCGTCCTGAGAAACTGATTCATCTGAGTAGATATCAAGTGCTGACGCTATCTCGGGGGTAGCTTCCATTTCTTGAAAGTCTGCATATCGACTCATTCTGTCATACATGCCATAAGCGCTGATGGCGTTTGCGTAAACATGACTTTGAGATTTTTGAAACTGTTGGAGAAGCGTACCCATGTTAGGGGCGCGGTTTGCTCTAACTTTTCGCTTAATTAATGGTCCTGACCTAAAGAGTCGAGTCAGACGATTAAAGAAATTTTCTTCGGCCATTTGCCGCTCCTACATTAAGGGTAGTGAGCACTACGTCAAATAAATATAAACTTTTCGAGGTTTTGTAAAGCTATTTAAGCAGCCAGTCATAATCGCGCTTAGGATCAAAGTTTTTATTTCCTTTTTCCCAAGCTGGTTGATCTAGCGGCTTAAAGGGGTTTTGTGGAAATGGGGCGCGTCTCTCTTGAATAACATCAGAGGCAGGTCGAGACTCAGTAGACATTGCAGCAATCATTGCCGAGTTAGTGTCTGCCATGCTATTGTTTCCACCCCCGTGCAGATCAAAAAGCCAGCTTCCAATGGCTAAGCTCATGACTAGATCGTCGTGCTGACCTTTCATAGCCTGCGCTTTCTGTCCTTTCCATACAAAAGTTTTTAGCTCATCATAAAGGCGCTGTGAATAGCACTTCAGCATTCTGTTTCTTATGTTTTCTTCTAATTTAGAAATTATCTGTACGCGAGACTGCCCTTGCGTAGAAAAACCTCCTACGTCTTTTTGATTTTGGGGTGTATAGCTTCCTAAATACGGTCCCCGAGATTTTTGATAATACAGGTTAGGATAATTAAGCTCTTTTAGCTTCATGACTGTAGTGTATCCAAAAGTATTGTTCTCAGGCGCTAGAAGCGCATTGTTGTATTGTCGGCCTAAATCATTTAGCATCTCGCCAAATCGATCTGGAGGTATCTTTCCTTTGTATTCTGCAACCACTTCACAAGTTGTCACATCTATCACGTGACACGTAGAATAATCTTTAGCATCACCTCGAGCAACATCTGCGGACATCACATATTTGTGCGCAGAAAGCGGATTTTCCCATACCCAAAGATTTCTATCTTCAAACTTTCTTTCTCTCGGAGCTCTAATGGATTCTCTTATCCACTCGAGATGGTCTGCCTGTAGAAAAGTTTCGCCTGATGCTACAAAGTCACACAGGAGCTCTTGAGCAATCTGGCGCTTGGACATGTTGCGAGTTTCTTTTTGAAACCAATCCTCATCTCTTTCGGGGTGAACGCTCCACGGCAAGTTAATTGAGTTAAACTCGTTCTCACCTAGCATCGCTTCGGTGTATAGCTTATGATATTGGCCACCTACACCATTTGGTGTGGATAAAACAATGGCGCGTCCACCTGTAGATAGCGTAGGATACAGACCCATCCACAACGTATCGAAGTTCTTGACAAAAGCTGCCTCATCTATAATGAGTAGAGACAGTGCTTCAGAACGACCTGCATCATCGGAGGTAGGAATAGCCTTGATAACTGAACCGTGACTAAACTCTATAGTTTGCTTGTTATCAGCAGTAACTTCAGGCAATACAAGCCACGGCGGTAGTGACCGCAGCATTACCTTGACTTTTCGAATAAAGTTCTGAGCGACTGAAAGCTTGGTCGCAATAACCAGGATGTTCTTGTCGCGCTGGAAGATTCCCATCCAAAGCGCGTAAGCCGCGACTAGGGTAGAAAGACCAAGCTGTCTTGACTTAAGAATAACGTTAAATCGGTTGTCGTTAAAGTGCGTGACACAATCATTTTGAAACGGATAAGTCTCGAAGGGAATTAAGCCTCTAGTTGGATGCTGTATCCTCACATACTTTTGCATAAAGTAAAGAGAGTCTTTTCCGCAGCGAATGATCTCTTTTACTTGTGCCTGTTTTCCTGGCTTGGAGGCCATTAGACGCTCACGTCGTAGACCGTGTTTCGCCTGTAGTATACTTGTCGTACTGGACTAAAAATATTATAGTTTACAAGCTCAATGCTGTCTGTGCTACTGGCTTCTTTAAGCTTTAAACTTTTATCCATTGCATCCTTGTAGGATTTCTTAAGATTGTCTGTATAGTCCTTGATCATCTTAATGGACTCACGTTCGGCCTGCTGAGCTGCTGGATTCTTTGGGTTTAAAAGATTTCTTTCAGGTTCATGCAGAGTGATCACAGTGACGAACTTAACTACAAGTTGATCTTTTCCTTGCTCTCCCGACAATTTACAAGTGATTGATCGGCCTGCAGGAACTTGATAAGTGGACTCACCGGTTGATGAGTAACCAAAGGTTGTGTCGATTAGTTGACCAATCGCGTTTACGTCTTCAGATGAAAGCATACTAATTACCTCACAATGGAACGTTATTAACTATCGTCCCTATTCACAATTTTAACCGTGGTACTATCTTTGATCTTCGCTCTATATCAGAATTAACAATTTCTTCGCTAGGGCGCCAGCCTTTTATCCACTTTTCTTTGTTTGGACCCTCGGCCCAGGTAACTCCGCACTCGTGGCAGCATTCATAAATATTCCAGTAAAAAACATCCAGGTCAGTCTTCATAAAAAAATTACATACCGGGCATGTTAAAGGTGGGACACTATGATCTTTATCAGTGACTACCACAAAATCTTTATGATAATGAGTTTTCTTAGTCGAGGCAGACATAAGAATCAATCCCCTTGTTACCAATCTCAATGGCTTGATCAACAACATCTTTCACAGAGTCAACATGAGTGATCACAAGAATATTCTTAAACCACTTCTTGAGAGAAGTTAAAAGCCTGTTGCATGCCTCAACGTTCGTCTCATCTAGTGTGCCGAAGCCTTCATCGATAATAAGCATATCTGTCTTAGGAAGGGAAGAGACATTTAGCAAAGCAACACGCATAGCCAGAGATGATATCATTTTCTCCATCCCAGAAGCCAGTTCAATAATGCGCTTGCTGTCTCCATAGTCAAGGTAAATGTCCAGCGCATTTGAATCGCTATCAGCTTCAAGCTTGACTGTAAAGTCGGCAACGCTACTTAAAATCTTCTCGATCTCGGCATTAATGACAGGAAGCTGCGTCCTAATGATCTGCGTGGGTATGCCTTTCTTCGACCAAGACTTCATGAGAAAGTCATACATCTTCCAGGTTTTGCGCAATTCAGCAAACTCATCACGTTCAGTCTGTAGCTTTTTAATCTGGCTATCCGTATTTCCTTTCATTTCTGCTGCGGAAATACGCTGCGCGTCCTTCTGTTTAATCTGGTCATTAATATCGTTGAGCATGTCCTTGACTCT